CTCGACTTCATTCAAAACATCCCTGACCTTATCATTAATTGTGTCGAGTATGGTGCGCTGTGGTGCATCTCTATTTGGCTGGATATCAAAATCGCATCAATTCAGATTTCATTGAGGATCGCGCAGACGTTACTGGCAGACTATGGCGTCTATACCTTGATTGAGAGTAACTTTAATTCCCTTCCCTCTGACGTGCGTTACATCCTAACTCAGTACGGGGTGACGTCTGGCTTGCGGGTTATCTTTGACTCGTTCGCCGCTTCGCTTGTCATGCGCTTCTTTAACTGGTGATAACATGGCAACTTCATTTCGATACGGTCATGGCGGCTCTTACAAATCAGCATGCGCAGTATGGTTTGACCTACTTCCGGCACTTCGTGAAGGTCGAGTCTGTATTACCAACATCCATGGTATGCAGCCCTTAGAAGTGATCGAGAAAAGACTCGGTGAGAAGTTTCCCGATAGTGCGCGCCTTATCCGCATTAGCTCTCGAAACCCTGACGGCTTCGAGCTTTGGAAGTACTTTTTCTGCTGGGCACCTATTGGCTCTTTTATCCTCATCGATGAGTGTCAGCAAATCTATTCCACCAATGCTGGCTTCAAGATGGCGAACATACACAAACGCCCTTTTACTGACTTTGAGCCTCACTTACCGCAAGGATTTTCAGAAATCTTCCATTCTCGCTGGCTTACTGTAGATACATCCAGTTTAGACCGTGGTGAAGTCGATGACTGCCAACGTACCCGCTTTGATGAGCAAGGTCGCATCATCTATCCCGAGAACTTCAACAATGCGTTTATGGAGCATCGCCACTACAACTGGGACATTGTGTTACTGACGCCCGACTTCGCTCAAATCCCTAAAGAGTTAAAAGGCGTCGCCGAGCTGGCAAAGCAACACAAAGGGAAAGACGGGATCTTCTTTTCTAATCGTAAGCCAAGAATATTGGAGCATGACCCGCTTCGTACTGTCACGGTGCCAAGTAAAGATGATGTGGTTTACAACCTGAAAGTCCCTCTCGATGTGCATTTGCTCTATGCCTCTACGGTGACTGGGCAAATCACTAAATCGGGGCTTGGTAAGAACATCTTTCTTAATCCTAAGTTCTTAGCCGCTGTGGCTATCTTCATTCTTTCAATGGGATATTTAACGTATGCGCTTATTGGTATTTTTTCTGGTTCTGAGGAGACATCTTCGCAAGGAACGCCAACTCATCAAACTTCGCAGCAAGGTGCTGTTTCATCTTCAAACCGTCAAACGCGCCCTAATCAAAACCATGCGGTTCATTCTGTCGTGGGTTCTGGTGGTTCTGATTGTTCGGGCGCTGGTTGCGATGGTCGGTCTTATTATGATGTAGGTTCGGTTCCGGCTTGGTTCCCACTATCGAATTCTGAAAGTATCTATGTCTCAGCGGTTGAGCGCTGGTACAGGAAAAAGGTGGTTTACGTGAATGTTCATTTCGAAATCACCACACCTAGAGGTGTGTCTTATCTTGATGATGTGTTCCTAAAGAAAGTGGGCGTTCAGATGGAATACCTCGACGATTGCTTGGTGAAGCTATCGGACGGCGAATCTAACTTCTTTGTGACGTGTTCACCCTATGAACAGATTGCACAAAACCAGAAATCAGACATTGAGCTCAAGCCTGTTGGTGGGCTGTTTGGAGGCGATGAAAGCTAATGAACGAATACGTAACCCATGGGCAACTGCTCGAAATCATCGAACTGTTTGACCATCTCTCCATGCTTAACGCGATCATAGTCATCATCGTTTACGACCTCTTTCGTAGTGGTGTTCGAATGCTGTCTGACTATCTGAATAAGGAAAACGGACAATGAAGATGACATCAGAACGGTTTAGTCGTGCGGTCTATAATTCCCCGCTTGGCGCGTTCGTTTTAGTTGGGCCACCGACATTTGAGCAGCTTCAGGAGCGTAGGCTATTTGTTTTACGGTTTGAGATAGCGATGAGCAAAGCCATTTATGGCTGAGTTCGTTTGCTATCAAAACGCGAACCGGTGCCAGGATTATCGATGCCATTTTGCCATCGTAATCGAACCAGGGAACTTGCTGCAGAGAGGTAAAATGATGGCAATTACAATTCGAGATACTCAGGAACACACAGAAATGCTCTCACAGCTCAAAGAGCAAACGGGCACATCAACTATGAGTAAAGCGCTGCTCAAAGGTGGTTACGATGCTTTGAAGTACAAAGAGCTATACCTTGCAGAACGTAGGAAGAATGAACAGCTTAGAGGCGAACTGTATAGACATACAGAAGCAATCAATGACTACGTTGGTGCGCTCGATAGCTTACGAGAGTTAACGCAATAAGGATGGGCATCGCCCCGACCGAAGGGAGTCACCGAGATATAAGGAGTTGCGAAGCGACGACGAAGCACCGAGCCATCCACTACTGTCGATCTTGGGCACTTGCTTAGACTGGCGAGTGTCCCTATCTGCCCAAGCCCAAATAGGTAATACCACCCCTCGCCCTGCCAGAATCTGCCTTGCAGAGACTCACCACATCAAAGGCGCTCCAACCTACTGGAACAAACCGAACCATCAACATCAAAGCTTTGCGAGTGTCGAGCAAGGCTTTTCCTGTATCAGATGAGACCTACCGACCAGAGCGCGTAGCAAGTGAGGACGGGCTAGGACGATTGCGCTACGTGCTCGGGAGGTCAAACCCCCGAATCTGTATTACGGGGGTAAATTCCACCTACACTCATGATATTAGGGTTTTAAAGAAAAACTAATTGTCTATAATTTATTTGACTTAATATGGAACTAAAGGTGTAGTGTGAACATAAACTTTTACAAGTTAGACGACGATTTACAGGATGAATGGGATATTACTTTAAACGAACCTCTTCTAGTAATGGAGAAAGCAGAAAGTAAAGATATCCCATCTGTAGGCGAGTTTATGGTGATCCCCGCAGGTACTTTTTTATATAAGGTAACTAAAATAATAAGGAAGGTTGATGACGCCACGAAAGGCCATTTTACAACTTCGGAGATAGATGTAGTGTTAACGCCCACAGTTATTGACTAAGCCACGAAATCACATACTGAATATCAAGAGCGTCATGCAAAAAATTACTATACAGGCTACTGAGAGTATAAGGTTGTTAGTATGGATATGTAGTTCAATAATGCGACTTTGGCTAACAAGTAAATTTGACCTAGCTTTATCTTCATCATTCCAGCCGTAGCTATCACTTGCTGACCTATTTTCCAAGTAGTCACCCAACAACTTGGACATCTTTTCAAGTTTGGTTAATGGATTGCCAAACAGGACGTTTAAGGGAGTGATTTTCGCTTCTAAAGAATATTCCACTAGACGTTTAGAGTATTCGAGTACGCCTAATCTCTCGATAGTATCCATATTGTATCCCTCGCTGGTACAGCCCTCTTGTATATTATAGACACTTTAATGCATGACATTGCTTATAAAAAGGCTCAAGTGAGCCTTTGTGTTAGACCAATTTCTTTAAAGCCCTCGCATACTTTAGGATCTGATGAGCCACTTCGATATCATTAGAAGCACCTAGCTCTAACAGCGCTACACCAATTAAAACTTGTTGAGCTGTTACTAGTTGTCCGGTCGGAAGCTCTAAGCGGTCATGCCTCATCACGAAGTTTTCCCAATCATCGCAGATGCTCAATTCCCTACCCTTGTTCATGCGCATCAGCCTTCTACATTCTGGCGGAATTGCATTTCCCTTATCCCACTGTTTGATCGTCCTCACACTTTTCAAACAAAGTTCAGCAGCTTCTTCAACGGTTAAACCACATTCAAACTCACGAAAAATATAGTTTTTTGTCATTTCGTGATACTTCATTGAATTGTCCCTCAAAAGAGAGACATTCTATAAATATTAGATATGCAACTACATTAAACATAAGTGCCCATAATGCGCACTAAAGGGTTAGTTGTTAACAAAGGCTAACTATTTGATTAAGCGTTTCATAAGTGTCTGATAACCAAGCTGTAATTTTTAATTTTGTGAGTTTCCATAACTCAAGTTACTTGTACTATTCGTAACGATTGTTTTGTGCAATCTACGAAAAACGCCGAAATCCCCGACCGCCACATTATGAAGCGTTCTGTATCGGCAAAAACAACAAGAAAATTAATTTTAGTCAGTTATCCAATATGCGAGCGTTGTCATGTTTCACGAGTCATTCCGCACACTCTTTTGGCGTGAGTTTAAATCCATCAAGCAAGGCGCTGAATATTTTCACGTGTCCAAACCGACGATTACCCGTTGGCTTGATGGCACGGTTCCAATCAATCCGATGGCAGAAAAACTCATGCTGATTAAGTCGCTTGGTTACTTGCCTAATGATTTACGTTGGTCTGGTTTTCGTGTTTGTGAGAAACGCGCCATCATCATCACGCCGTCTGGTCGCGAGTTTAGCCCGAAAGAATTGGAAAGCTTTGTATTCTGGCGTGACGAACATCGTCAGCTTGTTGAGAAATTTGGGCACATAGACCAACCAAAGACCTACCCAGCAAAAGAAAATGTCTTACCGTTTCGTGGCGGCCATCGAATGAAAGCCGCCGAGTGGATACCTTCTAAGTCAAAATGACAAGATTAAATTAGCTTGCTTTGGCTTGCTCTTTTTCTTCAGAATCATTATCAGCTAGTTGTGTTTCCATTGTGGTTACTACTGATTTTGCTTGGGCTTCTAACTTAGCCTTTTCTCTTGCATTAAGATGGTTAAGGAGCTGGCTTAAAACTGGTACATTTTCAAGTTTACCTAGTGCATCTGTGAATTTTGAACTTTTGTCAATTGCATCAAGAATTGGATGGTCTGAGTTGTTGTAGTCTGAAATTAGCTTTCCTGGGTTTTCACTGTTTACTTGTAAGAGATTGAAAAGCAGCCGAGTTCGTAGTTCTCCGCTAGTATCATCTTCTCCAATGTTGGAAATTTGAGTTGATAACCCTTCAAATGTTCGGCTAGACACTTCTTTGTGTGTGTACTCTTCGATGAGTCTCTTGCTGAGCTTATAGCTTTTATTTGATGAATATGCGACCCACAATATCGGTGCGTAAACTGGTAGCATTACAGAAAAAATAGTTGGCATATCTTTGATTACTAAAGAAAATGACTCTTGTAGATAAAGAACCCGAATCATTGTAAATATTACTGGTAATGATGAGCATACTATTAAACCGATTATCGCCAGATAGAAAGCTTTGTCGTGCTTATCTAATTGTACTTTTTCAACCGCAATTTTGTCAGCGTAAGCGCAAGACAATCCGGCGGTAAGTGCTGCTGGTAATAATGAGTTGATTTTTTCAAAAGTCGCAGCTCTTTGCTTTTCTGCGGAAGAAAGGAAGCCTTTTGCCTTTTTTTCATAGGCTTCTGCTATTGCAATTAAAGCTTCTTCTTGATGCTTTCTAGTAAGGGCAACTTCAGAGCTTAGTTGCCCTAAGTCATCCTTAATTTTCGAGTAAGATGATTCTAAATGTTTTTGTAGACCATCAACTACTTGCTCTTCCCCCTGATCATCTTCGTACGTATAACCAAAGATTTCTTGATAAAGCTCACTGATGCCCTTTCTCTCATTCGTAGCTGATGACAGTAAAGTTTTTAGCTTATTGGTTAACTGTTCTGACGTTTCAACTTGTGCAGATATGCTATCAATTCTTACTGATAGCGTGTTCTTTTCTTCAAGTAAGTCATTGAGTTGGCTTATTGCTAAATCCGCGTCTTCTTTGGTGCTTGTATAAATGTCCTTTGTTTCGTTCAGTTCCTCTAGTGAGTCTCTAGCTTGTTCAAAATACTGTTGTATTAACTGGCTGTTTTGTTGAGCTGACTCTTTTAACGTTGCGAGTAGCTCATTTCCATCTTCAGCACTATTGCAAATTTCTTGTAATTGTTCGAAAGATGTTTGAGCTTGATTCTTGATTTGCGAAACTTTGTTTCGGGCACCTACGGTCTTCGTAAAATGTTCGGGGGCGGACTTGTTTAGTTTGCTTACTAATGACTCTAAGCCCTTGATAGTCTCTTGTAATTTATTTATTTCAGACCAAATGTAACCCTTTTCTTCATTGAGTTTTTCGGTCAATTTTTCTTCTGTTGATTTCCAAACCACGAGTAAACCTCATCAAGATGATAATACGGATTTATTGAGTTGCAGTGCCACAATTATCTTATAATGTTGAGGGTTTGAATAGGCAATTTATTCTAAAGTGCATTGGTAAAAAAGCCGAACCCCATCGCTAAGGTTCGGCTTTTTTGTAGGCTTCTTGATTTTGGTGGACGTCGATGAAAACGAATTGGAAGCCTGTCGAGGTCAATCGACCTGCCAAATGTATTGGCTCCCTGCCCGCTGTGTAAATCGTCATTAGTGTGGGTTCGAAGTCTGTCGCACGTTTTAATCCTTTATGCGTCAGCGTTGCGCGAAGCTTTTAGAACCAATACGCTTTCTCGAACATCTTGCAGCCCTTTGGTGAGTTGCTTGTTGATAGCAATCTGGTATTTCAGATTCATCCCCATAAGCGCAAACATCACAAGCGATTCCGATGAAAAGCCCAGACCAGATAAGGCGTTAACTAGGGCGGTTTCCATCCAAGCCCCCTACACTTTTGCTCGGTTTCCAGCTGTCCGGCAGCGCTTCATAAGCGCCGATAACCGCCGGAATTGCCAAGCCAATCGCACCACCAAGGTTTACGCCCGTTTCGGTGATTTCGACGCTGAATAAATGCCCGTAACCTGTCGCTGCAGCGACCACGGAACCCAGTAACGCCAAGCCTTTTAATGTTGAACGTTCAAACATGGTTGATTTCTCCCTAAATCAGATTCACACCTTTAATCACGGTGTCTTTGTTGTAATGGCGACCCACTTCCATGATGCTCATGGCATGCAGGACTTCGACCAATAGTGGTGTGTTGTTGACTAAATCAATGCGCTCATCCATGCCAACGCCAACACGCCCCGCGACGAACTGCGCATAGTTGTGGGTTTTGTTCTCGCTTGGTGGCGCGAATCGGTGAATGATTTCACTGAGCGTGAACAGCTCGTGCCGCTGCTGGTAATTGCGCAGCAAGATAGCCCCCGCACGAAAACCCCATTCCGGTGCTTTAAAGGTTTCGAATGCGTTATCTCGTGACGGCGTAACCTTTCCTTTCCACGGGTTTCCCGCGATGCGAATGTTTAACGGGTTGTTGATGCGTATCCCGCGAACGCTTGAAGTGGTTGTCATGGTAAAAGCTCCCATCCCTAGAATGACAATGGCGATAATCAGTAGTGGCATACTTACACCATCTGATAAAAGCCGATGTTTGCGCACTGGCTGTAATACACTTCCAGCTTGCACGGCGCGGTAAAGTTGCCGCTGGCACCTGATACCGTCACGGTGTTTCCTGATACCGCAAACGAACATGGGCGACTTTCTAACACGGCGCGACGTGAGTCGGCGTCAGTAATCGCGAATATCAAGTGCTGCTCTGGCTCGTAACGCATTGGAAAGCTCGGCAAGTCAAAACTAAAGTCACCGCTTGCTGGGACATTCACGGGTAAAGTGTAAAAGCCGCCCTGGTCACTTTGTTCTGTGTTCGCCAGCTCTGGGCGTTCACCTTCTTTGCCCCAATAGACGCCCGCACCCGTTAACACGGTGTAGCCGTTATCGGTGTGCTCTAAACGCTCAACAAAAAACGCATAACGTTGACCATCAACGGCTGGGTTCATGCTGTGGCGTGGAATACTGAGCCATTCTTCACGATGCTTAAGGACTTCGGTTTCTTGAATGGTTTTGCTGGCAATGATGCTGGTTGTCTTGCCATTGCGATTGAGCGCGACCACGCCAAAGCGAATTTGGTCATTTGCTCCGCCGCTGATAAAGCGCAGATAACAACGGTAGTCATTGCCCTCTAAACCGCTGTGGTTGATGAGATACGGGCGCTGTGGGTCAAACACTTGAAACACCACTTGTTTTGCACCATTACCCCAAGCCGCCGCAAAACCACCCATTAACTCGGTGAAATCCACATCATCGGGATCCAACTGGGCATCGTTGGACACTTCATACGTACCCCAAACAGGCATTTTGTTGGAGTTGGTGATGCACTCCACGCCCCAAAATGGCGCGGCTGGCATTCCGGTACTGGTATAAGCGTTCATACTGCCCGCTTGTCGATAACCCATATTAGACGCCCAGCGGTTGCCCATGCTTTGGTCATGAACGCCAAGGAATGCGGCGTTTTTCAGTAGATTGGCAGGACGAACCGTCACGGCTCCACCGTTGCCCGCGTTTGCCTTGGCATCGTCAATGCAATCTGCCAAGTATTCGATTTTGTTTCGTGGACTGCCGTTTGGCATGTTCTCGCGTACTGTTCCCATGCGGTTAAATCTCCATTAGTGTGACGGTGTCACCCGCCGCGCCCGTTAACGTCATGGCGGCTTTGCTGCCAATCTCGATTCGTTCGCCCGCTTCCAGTTCAAAGGCATCGATAAACACTGATTGCGCATTGGTCTTAGATGCTTTGATGGTCATGGCTTTGCGGTCGTTGTTTTGTGCAATGTTGTGAGGAAAACTGCTCACCGCTTCGGTGATTAACTCGCTGCTGGCTTCTTCAGCTACGCGTACCACTTGCGCGGCAGAAATACGCACCGCAGTTGAGCTCACCACGCGCACATCAAACTTATCTGCCTGACTTAAAGGCGGCATAGACTCGATAATCAGTGGTGCCAATTTCTGGTTTGGAGCTAGTGCGATTTGCTGATTTTCCGCAATCTGCATAGGTGGCAGTGATTGAATTTCCACACTTGGCAGCGCTTGAATCACCACGCTTTGCCCTTCCATTGGCGGCGTGAACGTGCCAAAGCCAAACTGAATTTCAATCTCGTTGTCGGTACGACTTGAGATGAGCAAGCGTCCTAGCTGCTGACCTTCACCCACGTTAAACACCGAGGATTTGGCAAGCGTCACGCGTTCGCCTGTAACCTCTCGATAAACGTCGATTTCACCTTGTGCTGCTTTCAAATACAGCCAATTGCCGTCTGGAGTAAGCGGGATTTGTTGTCCCGCAATTAGATGTGTATTCATTTTTTCTTCACCATCACAAAGCCAAGCATCAACACCAACACAATCGCGAGTGCCAACATCATCTTGCTGGTTTCAACTTGCCCGCCGTCTTTGTTGAACTTGGCAAGCTCCATCATAGATTCGAGGTTTTTCGAGTTCTGCGCCGCCTGACTGCCCGCCATCCCAGCCAGCATGTTGAGGTTTTCGCTGTTGGTTGAGGCATAGGTTTTCAGTGACGCCCCAGCAAAGTCCGCCACTTCATCAATGGCGGTTTCTGCCATGTCGCGGTTGGTGTCCATCACTTCGAGCGTAATACGTTCATGGCTTTCCACCATTTCGCCGCCAAGTTCTAGCGCTGCATTCACAGCGCCGTGGTCGGTCATGGTGGCGTTAAGCGTCGAGTTGTTCACACCCGAAATCGCCACGCCAAGGTTATCGCCCTCAATGGCATTTTGACCGCTTGTATTGGTGGTGTTACTGGTATTGGTCGATTTAGACTTGGAACGTCCCATTTAAAAGCCCTCCAAATCGAGGCGAATAAAATCGCCGTCTTGTTTTTCCGTAACGCCAAGGCGACGAACCAAACGCGCCACACCTTCAAAGGCAGTATCTGCAACCAGTGAGCTGATGCCCGCCGCTTTCACGGTTTTACATAGTTGTTTGATACCTGACGCCAAGCCATGACCGACAACCGCCCATAGGTAATAGCTGTCACCATCACGTTCGCCCGCAATCAGTAAATTGCACTTGTCACTGGTTAAGCGATACAAAGACACGCGCCCGTCTTTGACGGCTTTGCACAGCTCTTTGTATTCATTCGGTACGGCGCGAAACGCTGGCTTAAGCTCGCCAAGCGCTCGCGCTGAGTGCGTCATGACTTGAATTACTTCTTTTTCCATAGCCACAGCCCCGCCAATAACGCGAACACAATGGCAATCAAGGTCACACGGTCGATACCACTACCGCCCATGCTGATGTTGCCCATTGATAGGTTGCCGCTGGATTGTCCGGTTGCTTCACTGCTGGCAGAAGCGCCCGCGCTGATTGGCATCGAACCTGAGTTAGAAAGTGGGAAACCCATCAT